CATTGTGGTTTTCATGGTCTTCCTTCTTTCTGCCGGATCGGGCCGGCCCCCTTTGTTAGCTGCATCCTACCACGACCAAACGGACATGTCAATAGCTTTCAGGAGGAATTAATGCCAAAGATTGATGTGATTTTTTGTGCATGTTGCACAAACCGATGGGTAACCGCAAGAGCGTTTTGTGGGGGGTGGTACCGTGATTAGCCCGAAATCCGTTATTGAGGGCAAACAATTGGCGCTGTTTCGACAGGCAGCGCGATATATGGCCGAAAACAAGAAAGTTCCGGAAGTGGCGAGGCTGGTTGGCCGGGCGGAATCTACGATATATGCCTGGCAGCATCACCCCAAATTCATGGAGATCTTCCGCTCGGAGATGGATGGCTACATCAAATCACTCAAGCCTCTTTGCATTGATGTGCTGCGCAAACAAACGGCCAGCAAAAACGAGTGGATCCGCCAAGGCGCGGCCAACAGCATTGTCAAGATTTTGCGTGACTCAGAGACGTCCCTGGGCCTGTCCATCGAGGTGACCTGGACTGGCGGCATGGTGGAGCCCCAGCTGCCGGACGCCGATTCTGGCGCCGTGGAGGGCAAAGTCGTAGAGCCCACCGAGCCTGATGCGGACTGATCCGCATCTATGCGCAAATGCTTTCTTTCACGAATAGATTGCCGTTTTAGATTGTTATGGTCAGTATCTATGCCACATCGTACAGGTATGGCAGTATGCAGGCATGTATACACTCAGGGCATGTAGATATTGGTTGGCGAAAATCGGTCAGGGTGGTGCCTTCCCTTTTATACACCCCCCCCTTTATGCACCGGCAGCCAAAATTGGAGCTGCTTGGCTGGCTGCACCACTGCACCAGGCGCCGCACCGCGCCAGGCTGATGTTGGGGACCGGTTTTGGACGATTTTGTACGCACAGATCCGATGCCCGGGGGGTATCCAGAGTTTGGGACTCCGACAGTGGCAGGCTCCTATACCTAATATATAGCCGTCCCGTGTCAGGGCGACAGGGGGGAGATTTTTTTTGGCGAAGGTAGTAGAGATACCGTATGTACCGACACCCAAGCAGATCATGTTTCACCAGAGCAAGGCAAACGAGGTTTTGTTTGGCGGGGCGGCGGGAGGGGGGAAGTCCGTGGCGATTGTCATGGACGCGCTTGCCCGGTGCTTAAAATTTCCAGAAACCAAGGCGTACATTTTCAGGAGGACTTATCGTGAGTTAGAGGACACGGTCATCAACGAGGCGATGGCGAGGTATCCCAGTGATCTTGGCAACTACAATGTTGGGCGGCACGAATTCAGGTTATTCAACGGATCGAAGGTTTACTTCCGGCATTGTGCCAGTGCTTCGGACATGTACGACTACAGCGGTGCCGAGATTCACTGGCTATACTTTGACGAGTTGACCACGTTTGAGCGGGAGATTTACGAATTTCTGCGGACGCGCTTGAGGGCGAAGCGAACCCTGGGTGTGGTTCCGATTGTGCGGTGTTCGAGCAACCCGGGTGGTGTAGGCCACGGCTGGGTCAAGTCGATGTTTGTGGATGCCGGTGAGTATTACGAGTTGGTCGAGCATGTGGTTGACTCGGAGACGCTGGGCAAGAAGAAGCGGTTCACGACCCAGTACATTCCGAGCCTGGCGATTGAGAACCCGCACATTACACAGGACTACATCTTCGAACTGGAGCGCAAGGATCCAAATTTACGCAGGGCGCTTTTGCAGGGCGATTGGAACGCGTTTGAGGGCATGGCTTTCCCGGACTTTGTAGATTCGCCTGACCACTATGACGATCGTCTTCGCACACATGTGATCAATCCGTTCCCGATTCCGCCCAACTGGCCGCGGGTCATGTCGTTTGACCACGGTTATTCAAAGCCGTTCTCGGTGGGGTGGTGGGCCATTGACCGTGCCGGCACCGCGTACCGTTACAGGGAATGGTACGGTGTGGAGCGCAGGAATGACGGTTCGCCTGTCCCGAACACCGGCCTGAAGCTGACGCCTTTCCAGATTGCCAAGGGCATTATTGAACGGGAGGAAGAGGAGACCCGCGAGAACATTACGCTGGACCGCATTTGCGACCCGGCGATATTCGACCGTTCTCGGGGCGATTCGATTGCGCAGCAGATGGAGCCGGTTGGCACGAGGCCTGGTGTGTATTTCCGGAAGGGCGACAACACCCGCCTGGCGGGCAAAGCGGCTTTGCACGAACGCTTCCGGTTCGACATCAATGGCAGGCCGTCCATCTACATTTTCAACACCTGCAAGGACTGGATCAGGACGGTGCCGACACTCCCTTATGACCAGACCAAAGTGGAGGATGTCGACACGGACGCGGAGGACCATTGCTATGACGAGACCCGCTACTTCCTTATGAGCCGGCCGGTTCCGGCGAGGGAGTATGAGCCTGCGAAGCCGTTTGTATTCGACCCGTATAGGAGAAGCACATGAAAGAGTTGGGAACCTTCAAACCGACCGAAGAGGTATCCATCGAGCAGGAGCTTGATACGGCGCAGCGTGAGCTGGTTTCTGAGGTTTATGGCCGGGTCGCGAACTTTGCAGAAGGCGATGCCGAGGTTCATGAGCGAGCCAGGGTAGCCCGGAAGATCATCCTGCTGCAGGACCCTTATCAGGACCAGGTCACCCTTAACGCGGACGGAACGGTCACTTACGAGAATGTGGGCAACAAACCCACGATGCAGCTTCAGACATTAAAGTCCACATACAACAACACGGTAGCCGACCAGATGGACAACATGCCGGAACCAATTATGCTGCCGGAGCGCCCGGAGCTACAGGAGATGGCTGAGGAACTGACCGACACGGTACGCTGGGTGATGGACAACAACGACTACGAGCATCTGCATCGCAGGCGGGTCGAGGACTATCTTTGCACCAGGACCTCCGTTGTCCAGATCGCCTGGGACGAGGACATGAACTACGGCAAGGGCGACATCGCCCTGATCCGGTATCCCATTGAGTGCGTCCTGTTCGACCCACTTGTGGAAAATCTACAGGAAAGCCGTGCCGTCATCAAGGTCAGCTGGCATCCTTTGAGCTGGTATACGGCGCACTACCCTGACCACGCCAAGTATATTGGGGGCGAGAACGGCCTCCACAACGGCGTTGGTGTTCTGATGGCCCAGGAATCGGACATGGAAAATGACGAGCCGAGGGCGATGCTGGTGGAATACTGGTACCGCAAGTACAACGCCAAGACCCGCCGTTACAGCATCAATGTGGCGCATGTTGCCGGCGGCGCGCTTCTGGCCGTCAAAGAGGATGTCTATCTGCATGGGCGCTATCCGTTCGCCATCGATGTCCACACGCCGATTGAGGGATGGTGTGTCGGCGAGGGCATGGTGATGGAACTGGCGCCGATGATGCGGTACATCAACCGCTATGCGGCCTATATCGACATGAACCTGAGGATGTCGAGCAAGGGGCGCCTGCTCATCCGCAAGGACTCCGGCATCAAGAAGGAGGATATTGCGGACTGGTCAAAGGACATTATCGAGGGTGACAAGATCGACCCGGAGAATCTCCAGTGGTTGCAGCATGTTCCGTTCACCGGCATGGCGGCCCAGGCTATGCTGCAGATGCAGACCGACCTAAAGCAGGACAGCGGCCAGAATCAGTTCACCCGGGGCGAGACCGCGGGCGGTGTGGTCGCTTTTTCGGCCATCAACGCTTTGCAGGAAGCCGGGAACAAGCAGAACCGCATGAAGACCGCCTCTTTAAATGTCGGCTTCAAGGAGATGGTCGAGCAGATCATGTGGCTGGTATACCAGTTCTACGATGACGACCGAAAGCTGATTATTGTTGGCGAAAAGGGAACCGAGAACAAGGTTGTAGACGCTTCCAGCAAGCACTTGTTCGGCAGGCAGAAGGGCAAGGGAGCCTATTTCGCGCCGCCGTACTCGGTGCGTGTTCAGATCCAGCGCCGGAATCCCTTACAGGTGCAGGCGCAGAACGAGTTGTTTATCCAAGCCTACACAATGGCGGCGCAGGCCCAGCAAGTGTTCCCGCTGAGCGTTTTGTTTCGGTTGCTAACTGTGGACGGCAAGGAAAAAATCATGCCGATCCTGGAACAGAACGATGTGATTCAGCAGCAGATGATGCAACTGGCACAGCAGAATGAGCAACTGGCCCAAAGGAATCAGCAGCTTGAGCAGGGCGTCCAGCAACTGTCCCAGGTGAATGCGAAGATGGGCCAGATGGCAAAAGGCAAAATGTTCTCCGGAGGCGAGATTCAGCCACCAGAGGACGCTAACCAGCAAATGGCATTATAGCGGTGCTAACGCTTCGGCGTTGACATACAAAACCGCACCGTGCGTTTTCGCAGGGT